AATGATTTTACAAAACCTGGATGATTTAAAATATTACTTCCATCTGCAAGAGTAACATCTTTTAATTCATTTTGAAAAAATTTATTAAACATTGTGTTAGCTTTACCAACTTCTTTGTCGTAAGCTAAACCAAAATCTTTTCTTAATTGTTCTTGTGAGTTTTGTAAGCTCAATGCATTTTGTTTATTTATTTCTTCTCTACCAGTTGTTTCTAGTTGCGTATAATAATCTAAAATACCTTGTGCTTGATGTGGTAATAAACCCATCTTATGTGCATGACCTAAAAAATCTTTTACAGGTTGATCACTTGCACCCTCTTGCACAGTATATTTTACATCATACTTATCAGCAGATTCTGGCACACCAAGTTTTTGATAAACTTGTTTCCAATCTTCTTCTGTTGCATTTTTACCTGGTATAGCAATTTTGTCTTGGCCAATCATTCTTTGTGAATGTACATAGCTTTTTGCAAGTTGTCCTACATCCTGGAAACTTTGTAAGGATGCTTCACCTTGTAAATCTTCTGGTAAACTTGATACAAAACTTTGTGGTTGTGTATCAGTTTGAGTTTCTGTTGCAGTTTGTTCAGACTGTTGATCTACAACAGTTGCCTGTTCTTCTGTCATTTTTTCTCCTCTAACATTTGTTTAATAAATAAAGTTACAGCTCTCATACCCTCTAAATTAGCACTGACATAAGGATCTTTGTCAAAAGTAGTGTTGTGTACACCAGTTCTTTTTTCTAAATCCTCTAATACAATCTTACCCTCTTTAGAGGAAAAGGTTATCATATATGCTTGTTTGATTTCTTTTATTATATCTTCTTGTTTTTTACTCATTTAATGCTTTTAACAAAGGTGCTGCCTTACCTCCAGCTTCTGCAAGTTGCTGTGCTTGTTGTATTTCAGCTTGTTCTTGCATCGCTTGTGCTTTTTCTGCTCTAATTTGTTCCACTTCTTGTCCAGAACGTAAAACTTTTTTAGGCACACCTAAAATATCAGTTATATGTTGTACAAGTTTATCTGAATCAATGTAATCCATAACAGGCATTGATTGACCAAGTGGTGCAATAATTTCTAATGATCGTAAAATAGCTTGTATTTCACCTGTTCTTTGTGATCTAGCTAATGGAGAAACATATTCTATGTCTATTGTTTGTCCTTGTAGACTTTCTGGTGGTACAGGTAACATTTTTTTACGCAGTAATATATTGAAACATCTTGTTATAAGTGGTTGTAGCATTTCAGATTGCATCCTACCCAAAACAGGAGCTAACAAACGCATTTTTTCTTCATTACGTTGCATAACTTCTGTTGCTGTCATACGCACATCTTGTTGCATGAGAAACTGATCGACATAATATGCCTGGCGTATAGCACCTCTTCTTTGTTCTTCTAAATTTATACCAACAGGTGTATTTGCACCTATGTTTAATGGCTCGATTCTATCTCTACTGCCAGATCTGTAATAATTTAAACCCCCTGGCTGTGTTCTTACAGGTAAAACAAAACTATCATCTGGTACAAGCAAAGGTGGATCTACCATTTTTTGTGCTGCTTTGATTGTTGTTTCTGCCATTCTGTTAAGCATTTTTATATCTGGCAAAGCAATCATAGATGGTGATCTACCCCAGCTTTCAGCAGATGACTTTAGCCATCTTGGTATGACAAATGGAAACTCCTCAAAACCAGAAATACTGATTATGTGTCCATCTTCGTTATCGTAATAAACTGATACAAATGCCATTGATTTGTTATCCATTTTGTACGGATTAAATTGGTCATTTGGTTTTACACAATGATGTAATTCTATTTCATCGTAAGGATTTTCTTCTGCTATAGCAAAAATTCTTTTACCTACTGCATCACCAAATCTTTTAACAGCAGATCTTGCAGACATTTTAAAAGATCTATGTATTGTGTCTACAAAACCTTTGTCATTTTCTGCTATGTATATTTCTTTTATGTGTCTTGTAGAAAATCTAATAAGTTTTTCATCATCTTCTTCGATCATCATACATGCTGTGCCAAAAACTACTAAATCTACATACAACTCATGTATTTCTTGTTGAAAATTAGATCTGTTAAGAGCAATATACATTTGTCTTGTACTTGCTTCTAACCACTCTCTACTTTCTTCATCTAATGCAAGATTATCGTCTTTGAAACGCATACTAAACCAAGGAGTAGCTGCATTTGTAAGCATACCATGTAGTGATGATGATAGTAATTCAGAAGCATGTAGGGCAGTACCATCAAATATTCTATTTGTTCTTTTATCGCCCTCTGTTCTGTCAATATTTACATCAGCTTTTCTTGGTAAAACAAAGTCAGCTATTTCTTGCCAATGACTTTCCCAGTTTTGTCTTTTGTTTTTTAACTGTGAATATTGATTTTGTAATTCGCTTATATTCATTTATTGTCCTAACTGATCTTTTTGTTTGTTATTTTTTGTAAGATTTAACATACCTAAATTATTTCTATTGCTTGTAAATGGTTGACCTCTTTGTTTTGCACTAAACATTCTTGAATACTCATCAACAGCTGCTTGTGGATTATTTGCATCAACACTAGCTGTATTTGCAGCCATACGAAGTGGTGTATTTACAATACTAGCTGTAGGATTTATTACAGATGCACCAGCCAATGCTATCGACTTTATTCTATTTTGTTCTTCTAACATTTTTTTTGATATAGGCACAGATGACATTACACCACCAGGATTACCTGTTCCCATAGCACCTGGATCTTGAACAGCACCAGGAGTATATGATCCATATTTTATTTCATACCCTTTTGATGTAAGCATGTAACCTCCACCACCTGTCCTTTTTGCTTCATTAATAGAAACTAAATATTCATTTGTAATTTTACTTGCTTCACCACCATACCTAATAGGGTTTTGTGCTTTACTTGCAATATAACCACCTCTCGTAGCAGTTATACCTAGAGCTTCTTTTACAACTTTTTTTGCTTTTTTAACTTCAGGACTAACATTGTTGTTGTTATTATTATTGTTAGATCTGTCGTTACCTCTGCCTGTACTAGCTCCCATTTATGCTCCTAATAAAGTTTTCTTTTTTGTATCAGCTTCAGTTTCGTCACCTTGCATACTCGTTAAAATAGTATCAGTATACCCAGAAGATTTTTTTTTAATTTTATCTATAATGTCTTTTTTTGTATCAGCTGGTAAATCCTCTGTTATAGCAACAGGTGGCTTTGGAGCAGCTGGTAAGACAGGCATTACTGGTGCTTTCGGTCTTAAAAATCCCATATTACATCCTTTCTCCCAGTGGGTTATAGTTTGTGCCTATTGCAAACTTATTTAGCTTTTTATTTTCATTAAAATCTAGTTCTTGTATTGCAACTGCGCAAGTTCTCCAAGCGTCAGCATAATGACTACTGTGATCATGCACAGGTTTGGAGAAAATTCTTGATTTATCTATCCATTTTCTATGATACCATTTCATAGCGTCTAAAAATTCTTTACACTTTTGTCTATCAATATAAGTTTTTGCCAGTAATATTTGACCAGCATGTATACCATCTTCTAGTGACAATTTTGGACAAACTTTTATTGGCGACATACCCATAGAATAAGCGTATTCTTTTCTACTATGTCCTGTAGAAAGCTCTCTTTGTTCTATATCATGTGGAAAGACATAATTACGGATATTATAATCTGTTTTTCGTATAAAGTTGGCGTAGTAGTCAAGACTTTTATTGCTATCTGCGTAACAATTTATGACAATTAAGGCACGACCAATCTGTTGTGTAAACAAAATTACAGTTTTATCACTTATGCCAAGATCAAAATAGCAATCAACAGGGTATCCAGGATCATATGGAAAGTTTGATATTTGATTATCATCTTCCATTTTTTGTATTATTTTTCCGTAGATAGATCCAGATATATTTGCTGTCCAAGAACACTCAAATTCTTGTGCATATTGATCTTCTGTCATCAGTTTTCTAGCTGATTCTAGTTCTTCTGGTGCTACTAATCCTGTTTCACTTGCTTTAAATACACAAGTATACCAATCTGGTAATGATTTTGCTTCTTCAAACAAATCATAAAAATTATTTCCCATACCAGCTGGTGTACCAATAAACGTACATGATCCAAGACGATCTGCAATCGCTGGTCTTATGATTTCTGCAAACATTCTTGCATCCATCTGTGCATATTCATCACAAACAACCTGGTCAAAAAATTGTCCACGACTGGCATCTGGATTTTCTGCTCCAAACAAGGTTATTCTTGCACCATTGGGAAAGTCTGCTCGTAATTCTGTTTCGTTGTATTTCATGCCTGGTATTACCCTAGAAAACTCTTTTAGGTAATCCCACCCTATTAACTTACTTTGTACCCTTGTAGGGCTAAAAAAAGCACCTCTAAAGTTCTTTTTACCACTTGTTAAGGCAAGTTTTATAAGATGATTGATGGCCCAGACAGTTTTACCTGCTCTTCTGTGCATTACGATTACTGAAAATCGGTATTTTGACAGCTTTTCATGTAGCATACGCTGTTGTGGTCTAGGCGTATATGGTATTTTTATAATCTTCAATGTTCTGTTTCTCCAATACTTTTTGGGCCTACCAACTTTAAATCAAGTGCAGCCACTATAAATTTTGCAAAACTCAATGCATCCTCTTTGTTATCAAAACGATCTATTTCTATAATAACTTTGTTAGTTTTTTCATCGCACATAATCATGGCTATGTGTTCGTGAGTATCTTTTTCTCCCATCATAATATACAATCCTGGCACTACAAAATGGTTGCTACACGCAAAACATATATACAAAAATTAGTATTAATAATCCTATTTATAATATTGTACTGTTACCAGGACAGTACAAACATACAAATATTTATTAATTTATTTTGCTTTTGTCATTCGGTTTGTTATGTTTTGTATCGTCAACCTTGTCCGTACTTCTTAACGTGTGTGCGAGGTCATCGGCTTTATGCTCCGAATAGCCATCATCCCACACTATTTTTATTTGTGGCTCTCCTATATTCTCATTGACAATCTTGTCATTGAATACACTGACCAGCTTTGAAGCCATCCACCTGGCATGATGTAACTTTTCCCTGGCCCATTGGACCTGTTGTGGCTCAACATCAGATTCTAATAGATCTTGCATTTTATCAAGCCAGGTCATAGCGCCAATTCTTCTATTTTCTAATATTAATTTTTTTAAATCCGGATCTTCATTCATCCAGGCGTAAACAGTGCTAACATTTGGCATATCTTTTGCTCTACAAATGCTCGTCAATGAATGGCCCAGCTGTAGTTGTTCGTGTATTTTTTTTAATATATTCTGCGATTTCTTCATATGTTTTATCCTTAAATTGTTTTAACTTCATCAAACTTTTTATTTTGCCATTTATTGTTTTTGGCCCTGTGCTTTTTCCTCCATGCAATCGGCAAATATAACTTCCTTTTTTTGTCAATATTCCTTTTGCCTGGCACTGTTGACCATCATATTTGCGCCTGGCCTGGCATTGTATCTTTTTTTTTGGTCTACCTGTCATATTTTATTTTGTTTATATAATATTTTAGTATATATAATATTTTATATTATACAGGGGGTATATTATGACTATAACAATTATAAATGTTTACGGCCATAAAATTAGTGGTTTAGTTTCTTTTTTAGGTCGTAGAGTTTTTATAGATGGTAAAAAATTACCTAAAGCTGCAGGTGTAAATTATCCTGCAGATTGGACCGAAGATTTTACGATCAAGGTCGCTAAAAAACATTTTAGACAAGGAGCTTATTTAAAATGAATGATAAATATAATTTAAAATTTAGATGGACTATTAGCCGAGGTCGAGACACTTACGGCTATAATATTTGCTCATTATTAGTAAACGGCGAAAAGGTCGCCGCTTGCAATGGTGGTGGCTATGACATGCAAGGCACATCACTTGGCGATTGGATAGCAAGAAAATTCAAAGACAAGTTACTTAAATTCGATAAA